GTAGGTGTAGGTAGGTTATATGTGTTTACAGATAAAAAGCCTGTAGGTGGTGTGTATGCAAATGGTTGTTGTCCAAAAGTAAAATTAACTGAATCTGTAGCTTGATTGCCGTTCCAATCAGCAACCCAAGTTTGACCTGCTGTTATTGATATAGAACCTTGAGATGTATTGTTTTTATAAAAAGTAACTGTTCCTCCATCAACATCAAGAGCAACTCCTATGGTATCTGCTGCTGTCCATGAAGCACCATACGCTGACCCAGTACCATTTACATATTTATTTCCATTGACAGAATAATAGCCAACTTCATATCCAACAGATACAACACCACCACTAAATATTGAATCAACAGAAGCTACACCAACAAATTGACCTGAAGCACTTACTACAGATGCTTTTGTTTCCCAATACCATTTTCCTGATGATACTGCTATTGAACTTTTTACTACTCTATTTGTTGTTGTTGAGGCTAAAGCTGACAAATTACCATTTGTTATGGTATTTCCAATAGATGAAAGCGGATTCAACACAGCATAATTAGTCACAGTAGCACTTGTTAGCGTAGGAACATCTTTCATTGAATCGTATGTTGATCCTGCTGTGATACTGATATTATTAGTAGTCCAAAATTGACTGTTACCGCTATTATCTTTACCTAAACCTGCATTAGATGATGTAGTAAGTGCAGAGTTGTCAGCAAAGTTTAAATAATAACCATTATTACCATAAGTACCTGTGTAGGCTTTAGCTCTCCATACACCTGTATCTGCATTAAATGCACCAAATGATGTTGGAGTTAAGGCTTGTCCGTCAATTACATAAAATTCAGCTAAATATCCATCAAAAAATTCTGAACCTAAATTCCATCTACAACCAATTCTATTATTAGCACCAGTAAATCCTATTTGTGTAGCTAAATTTAAATTAGGTGCGTTGTTTGTTGTAAAAGAGGTAACTTGCACTCCATTTACATACATAGACATTCTATTACCTGCTGTAGCTTGAGTAGAATCACCTACACATACAATATGATACCAAGCAGATGGATCACGAAATACTTGAGTTGCTGTTAAAGCAGCATCATTTCCAGCAGAATTATTGCCAAATCCCCAAGTAAGTTTATCATTTTGTATACCAATACCAGATGCACCAGCAGAAGTTCCATCATAACCAGTAATAATTGTTTGATTAGTTGCAGAACCTATAGAAGATCCTAATTTCATCCAAAAAGATATAGTAACTTTTTTGTTATCTGTTCTTGTAGTAGAAAATGTTCTATTAAGATATGCAGATGCACTTAATCGTATTCTTAAAGAACGATTTACTAGGTAGGTATCTGCACCTGCTACTGTTTTAGTTCCTGCTGCTAAATTAAGCATTAAGCTACTCCTAAACTGCGACCTTGTTCGTAAAGATTAGTACCATCACTTCTGAATACAAAGAAGTCTTTAGCTGATGCTGCTGTAGATAGTGTTGGTGCTGTTCCTGATGCCCATTTAAATACACTATTCCATGTAATTGTTCTTGATCCTGTGCCATCTTGCACAATGCTAAGACCATAATAACCACCATTTACTAAATTTGTAGGTGCGTTAAATGTACGATTACCACCTAATGTAACGGTTGCTACTTGTTGTGTGGATAAGTTCCAATCTATGTTTGCACCGTCTGTAAGTGTTGCATTTACAAAATATTGTTGAGCAGTATAGCCTTGTGATGTAGCAACACCTGCTACGATTGTACCAATATTCATACCAATATTGTTTTGAATACTTGTTAAGTCTATCACAGTTCCTGTAGAGTCCGCTGTGGAAGTTACGTTAGATCCTGTGTTTGGATAAGTAAATGTAGTTGTTGTAGGAACGGATGCAAGAGTTACATTTACAGCATTAAATCCTGCTGTAGTAATACCAGATAATGTAACTTCGTCACCAGCTGTAAAACCATGAGCAGTACCTGTAGTAATAGATGCTACGTTAGAAGCTCTTGATACGAATGTTATAGATGCTCTTAAAGCACCAGTACCACCTTGAATAAGTGAAATAGGTGTAGTTAAAGCGTTTAGAGATGTGATGTCTGAGTTAGAACCAGATGCAGCTGCACCTAAGTTTGTTCTAGCTGTAGTTGTATTAGCAGATCCTGTACCGCCTGCTGCAACAGGAAGCGTATCTCCACTAGCACCAGATTGCAAGTCTTTAACCTGAGCCATAAGTGTACGAATGGCATTATTAATACCAGAAGGTGCACATCCCTCATCAATGTTAATACCAGCTATGTCTGTATTTAACCCAGCACCTGTAGCGGTTGAAGCGTAATCACTAATCTTTGTTTTTGACATCTTTTATCCTTGTTGTAACCATGTGTTTGAACCTTCTGATACATTATCCCAAGTATTAGAGCTTGGTGTTATATCACTCCAATCATTTCCACCTTGAGTCATAAGAGTCCAAGTATTATCACCTGTTGACATATCTGACCAAGATTCTGAACCTATAGGCATTAAAGCCCATTCTTCACCTTGTATATAACCTTTTGCTGTTAAAGCTGTTTGAGCCACTACATAAGTTTTTGCTTTATAAATTGCATTAGCTTTAGCTAACAATGTTGCATAAGCTAATATTTGTGCATTTGCATAGGCTGTATGACCACCAGAAGCAGTCATAGATGCACTACAATTAATATTGGCTGCACCGCTATTAAGTTTAGAACCTAATCCAGTTACGGTAGCAGGTGCTGCAATATTTGATGAAGCATAAGCACTAGAATAACCGCTTGCAGTTACAGAGCTTGATACATATATAACTGTGCTATCGTAAGCATAAGAAAAGCCATTGGCTGTTAATGCTGTACTTGCTGCAATACTTGCACTTGACTTAGCTTGTGAGAAACCGTTAGCAGTTATCGTTGTTTGTGCAGATACGCTTGTACTATCATATGCTGTGCTATAACCACTAGCTGTTAAGCTAGAAGGTGCTGATATACTTGCTGTTGCCTTAGCCTGTGAAAAGCCATTCGCTGTAACACTAGAACTTGCGTATATTAGCGTACTATCATAAGCATATGAGAATCCATTAGCTGTGATAGTTGTTGGTGCTGATATGCTTGTAGCAGCATAAGCATAAGAAAAACCATTGCCAGTTACAGTAGAAGGTGCTGATATAGTAGCACTTGCTTTAGCCTGTGAAAAACCATTACTTGTTACTGAAGCCGATGCCGCTATTGTTGCAGAATCGTATGCAGTAGAAAATCCATTACTTGTAACCGTAGCAGATGCAGCAATCGTAGCTGAATCATAAGCTGTAGAGAAACCATTAGCTGTTACGGTTGCGGATGCAGCTATACTTGACGCAGCATATTGTAAAACACCAGCTCTTGAGCTAAACGGTATTTGGGAAAATGTTGCTGACCCAAACATTATGCTACACCTATACTACGACCTTGCTCATATAAGTTTGTACCGTCAGAACGGAATACAAAGAAATCCTTAGCAGAAGCTGTTGTTGATAATGTAGGAGCTGTACCACCAGCCCATTTAAACACAGCGTTCCATGTTATTGTTCGTGAACCTGTTGCATCTTGAATGACATTGAGTGCATAGAATCCACCGTTGACCATACCTGTAGGTGCACCAAAGGTTCTATTACCAGCAATCGTTACCGTAGCCACTTGTTGAGTATCTACAGTCCATGACAATGTAGCACCATCTGTAATTGTAGACGCACCAAAATACTGTTGAGCAGTAAAGTTCGTAGGTGCACCAGAAGCCACCGCATTGGTAGCTGGATAAGCACAGAATACGTTTTTAGTACCTGCACCTAATGTAACCACAGAACCAGCATTAGACGAAGCTAATATGGTTGTTCTGGCTAAGGTAGTGCCTGAGAGTGTATAAGTACCAATACCAACCTCCCAAGCATTGTTTGTATTATCTTCTATTACATAGTAGGTAGTATTATTGTTACCAATAGTAGAAAACGCTTGGAAGTTAGTTACTGCACCTGCTAATGTTAAAGTGCCAGTACCTGTGGTCGTGGTAGTTTCTTTTACTCTATCTTTTAAGATTAGAGCCATGAACTATCCTTAAGCTAATGATACGTTAATGTTTGCTGTTGAGAATTGGAATACGTCACCAATATCAATAGTCTTAGAGTTTGTTAATGGTGAAAAGTATAGTAAGTTACCAGATGTTGCAGCATCATAGATACCCATATAAGTAACTGTACCCCATGAAGCTGTTGCTGTTGGGAATACTACGTTAGCACTATTAGATGTAGCACCAGATGAAGGTGCACTTAATGTAACTGCTGTTCTAGCATAAGAACCACCAGATACTTCTGTACCTGTACCAGCTGCTGTAAGTGTTGTAGTAAATAAACCTACATAAACTGTTGTTGGTGCTGTATAAGCTGTGTTTCTTAAAGATACGTTTACTACTGCATTTTGTAAATATGTTGACATTTGTGATGCCATGTTTGTTACTCCTTATCGTTTTGCTATTTGAATTGTCATTGGAACGCTGGCATACTCACCACCCTCATCCGATGCTGACGCTGAATCTAAACCTTTTTGATACAAACCTGCCCATGTTTGAATACGGTCATCATTCATGAGATATGGTTCTGCCTCTGCTAGTGATCCATATAATAATAGATCAGGTGTATAAGCCATAAATACATTAGAAGCATTTGTTGAGCTTAAATACGGAGGTGCAGCATAGTAAAGAATCTGTAGTTGATAATTACTATCTGGGATAGGTGAGAATTGGAACTCACTTGCTAATACTGTATAAGCTCTTGGTAAAGCCTGTGTATAAGCATATGTATCTCTGTTAAGGTTACTAGGGCTATAGTAGTTTAATGCCTGAATAGGTGTCGTATTAATGTGTATATCACGAATAGCTAGAAAGTCTGTAGGCAATGCTACTGTATTATCACCTTGTGCCATCGTAGTTGTAGATGACTTTAGCATTGTACGCAATCTTAGATCACGTCTTAATCTATTCTCACATAACTGAATAAATGTAGGGATCTGTGCTGATAGATCTGACCTAGCTAAGTAGTCAGCTATAGTAGACTGTAAGTCTGTGTAATTGGTTATTGCCATTATACTTTGCCTTCTCTTGTACGGAAGAATCTGTTATCAGGGTTATTTAAAAACTCTCTAAATCTTTTGTGGTCAATCACATGGAATCCACGCAATATACCTTTTTTATGTAAATCATCCATCACCGCTAATGGAATAGATGCGACCTTATTATCAAATAATCCGCTACCCCATTTAGTCCTACGATCAGTCTGATTTCTTTTTCTTGCATTATCTTCTAGGATTGCTGTTACATCTTGTGATGTATTTAGGATAAGACCATCATCGCTTTCATAAGCAGTTATAGTCTTAACATCGTCTTTTTTAAAGATTAATCCAGCCATTTTATACCTGTAAGTTATTGAATTAGGGGAGAAGCCCTACCACAAAGATAGGGCTAATCCGATAGTAATACTAGCTTAAATCGCCAATAATACCTTGTGCAGCTTCGTTCTTAACTTCTAATGTATATTCACAAAGAAGTTGAGTGTTTTGTGAGTCACCTACGATAGCCAATTCATTTGTTTGGAATGGTCGTAAGTAAGCTACTGAAACATACTCTGGGTCAAGAACAAAAATGTTTTCGCCACCGTCAGCATCTGTGTCGCTTGCTAAGAAGCGATCAGGAACTACAGACAATGTACCGAAGTCTGACATATAAACGTCAGCAGCACCGATGATTGTTGTAGGAGCATCAGCAGGAGCAGCAAAACGTTGTGCAGCGATACCAGCAAAAGCTGATACGTTTTGTTTTTGTTTTGGAGTAACCAAGAATACTGTTGGGCTACCACCAGCAACGAAAACTTGTCTTACTACTGATTGAAGCATAGCTTCTGTAAGAGCACGATTTGTACCGTCTACTTTAGCAGTTGTACCGTTAGAACCAGCTACACCAGATGTACCTAATGAGTAGTTGGTTGATGTCCATGCTTGTAAACCACCTAATAAACGTGCAGATGTTGAATTACCAGCATTAGCAGTTTGGTTAGATAAAAGAATAGCTTCCATATCTCGTTTAATTTCAGCTGCTGCTTTAGCTAATTGGTAAGCCTTTTCAGATTTACGACCAGCTTTAAGTACTGACTCTAAAGTGCCAGAAACTTTAACAGTTTTTTGTGAGATTTGAGTTCTGTTACCAACACGAGTAGTAGCAGCAAGAGTTGCTGAAGAAGCATCAGCACCGTCAACCGCAGCATTGCTAAGGTTTACAGAAGCTAATGTATCTTTTTGCCATTCATGATAAACAGCAGTTGCTTTTGTTTTGCCAACAGTAGACATAAATGGTGTGTCTGTTGGAGAGATATTGTAAATCACATCAGATAGGTCTTCTCTAATACCTACAGCTGATTGGGTTTGAAATGTTGCCATTTGTTAATCTTCCTTTTATAAGAATTGTTCTAGTACACTTGCGGCATCAGAAATTTTACCTGATTGACGCAACCTGTTTGATTGTTGTCTGACGACATCTGATTCAGTAACCTTATTGCCACCTGTGCCAGCTTGTAGCATCTTAGGAGCTTGGGATACTTTCTTAGTTACAGATGGTTTAGCCTTTTGTAACTTGTCATACATCATAGCCTTATGTAAAGTAAGAACATGACGTGAATCATATACAGAACCAAGTTCCTCGTCTGTGAAACCTAATTCTTTGCCATAAGAACGAATCTCTTTACGGAGGTTTTCGCCTTTGACCTTGTCAGAAAACTCTGGTAGGACTTGTGCTAGTTTTGCTGCTTCTTGAGCAATTCTATTTTGGATGGCTGCGGCTTGCTCAGATTGTTGCTCATTGGCAATTCTGGCTTGCTCAGCACGAACAGCGGCTAACTGTTCCTTTTGCTCTGATAATTCAGCTACTTTAACTGCATAACCTATTGGGTCGTTTTCTTTTAAATATTGCAAGTCCTCAGCTCTAGGTTGAGATTGTGATAGTAATTGGTCTATCGCTTGCAATCGTTGAGCATAACTATCACGAGCATACTTAGCTTCTTCTATAGCTTGACGTTCAGCTTCAACAGCTTTACGTTGTTCAGCTACTTCAGTAGTCTTTTTAGTATAGTCTGCACCAAGTTGATAGCCTTTGATTAATTCAGATAAGGGAACTTCCTTTTCTTCGCCTGCCGCTTTCACGACATACTTTGGTTCTTCCTCTTGATCTGTGTTATCAAATTCATCTTGAGTATCTTCAGATTCACTTTCAGCTTCAGCTTCTTGTGGTTCTGCTTCTACTTCCTCAGCTTGTACTTGTTCTTCTACTTCACCTTGTGGTTGCTCGTTTAAGTCCTCTGGTGTGTCAAATAAACTTTCTAATGCGTTGGCTGCTTGATTTACAGTATTAAGCTCGCCACTTCCACTTTGTGGAGTCATGGTTGTTTCACTCATTTGTATTTCCTAATTCCTCTATGGGAGGTATTCCAATTATAGAATCTTCTATAATATCTTAAGTGCTTTGGCTTTAATGTTGCCTGTTTGGGCAATTGATTCTAGCTCATTCACTAAATCGTTTAACACTCTTAAGTTACGATATGCAGTTTCTCTATCGTCTGCTGCGTAGTCTTCAGAGTTTATAAAATCGTTTGTATATCTTAATCGTAATGTATCAACAACCTCTTTAAAGCTGTCGTTTACTAATATCTTTTCTATGTCTGTTCTATCTATCATGTTGTATTAGCGTGAGCATTGTTATTGGCTTGGTAATTAGCATAGCTAGGTGAACTTAATAATGATCCATTGCCTAAAAATCTACCTGCACCTGAACTATCATTTACATTAAATGCAGTATTACCAGCTACTTGTGGCATAGATGCTAATAAACCCATAAGTGGGAATAGTTGATTAATAGTAGGAACTTGATCTGCTGCACCTGCTACTGGAAGTTTAATAGTAGCATCAGCAGATGAAGCAGAAGATTTATTTAATGAATCTCCAATATAATTTCTATTTCCAGAAACTCCACTACCATTAGATCTGCCATTCATAAAACCAAAGAAATTTGGTGATGACTCTTGTGTATAATATTGACCTTTTTGTGGGTCATAATATACTTGACCACCTTTATTATTAGTAAAATTATTATCAGATGATGATGTAGCTGTAGATCCAGTAGGATTATAGTTATAATACTGAGTAGCACTTGAATCTGGTTGATGATACACAACATCTTGTGCATTATTAATTAGGTTTGCCATATTACCATTATTAGACAATGGAGAATAATTAGGTGCAATATAAGGATTAGATGCAATAGTTTGTATTGCATTAGAAACAGCTCCGTTATTTACACTATTATTTTTATTAAATATATCACCCATGATATTGTCCTTGTAACTTGGATATTTTGTCTATAGAGTCTACAATCATCTTAGCTTGATCTGTTCTGATCTTCTCGCCTTGAGCTGCTGTATTTACTTGTAGCTTGAATTGTTCCATCTGCATTTCTAATTGTTGCTTAGCGGCTTCTAATCTTAACTTCTCAGCTTCTATTTGGTTCTTAGCTTGATCGCTTTGTGCTCTGATTTGAGCTTGTGTTACTTGAGCTTGAGCTAGGATTTTAGTTGATTCAATAGTAGGATCAGGTTGAGGCTGTTGTTGAGCAGCTTGTTGAGCTAACTCTGCTGCCTTCTGATCGTCAATCTCATTCATGAAGCTAGATGAATCTCTGAATCCTGCCATGTGAATAAACTTAGCTAGTGTATCTCTATACTGTTTAAGATTAACTAATGGATTACTTAAACCATATTGTTGGATGATCTGTTCTTGTTTACCTAAAATCATTTGTGTAGTAGCTAATTGCTCTTGTTTAGAACCGTTACCTAAACCTACATGGATAGTCACTTCGTATTGGTCATGCCATTCACGAGGATTAAATGCCACAAACTTGCCATTAATGCGTAATGTACGTTCTTTATCTTGGTACTTGCATAGTAGGTGTAGGATACCTTTGAAAAGCGATTTAACACCTGTTTCTGCAAAGATACGAGCTATTAATTCTAGCTTACCTTGTGCTGCATTAGCCATAGTTGCCACAGCAGTTGCAGTAGCATTTTGTAATACGTTAGGATCTAAGCCTTGATTCATGTCACTTACACCAGTACGCTTAGCTTGCACTTGGTCTAAGTAGTCCATCATTGGGAATGATTGGTTAGCTGTAGACTGTACTGTTAATGGTACGATTGCACTAGGATCTTTAACACGAATGACACCGCCAGCAGTAGAGGTAAGTAAGTCATCTAAGTTTACTTTGCCTTCAACAGCAGCGACACGATAGTTATTAGTTAGGTATAAATTATCTAACATTTGGCGAAGGATTGTAGACTTGGTTAATTGTAAGTCAATGACCTTATCTGCTAAACCTTGACCATAGAATTTGTGTGGGATTGGTGATGGGCATACAGAATAGAATGGCACATAGTCACATTCCTCGTCTGATAGAATAGTGTTACCAGCATATAATACTCTGCGTAACTCAGCTACACCGTCATCATTTTGGTCTACCTTAATATAGCACTCATAAACCTCAATAAGCTGCATTGTATGGTCTTGAGATTGCATATCTAGTGGTTGTTCACCACGAGTATAACGTGCAATTCTTTCTGGGCTAAACTGTAGTGCATCACCTGTTGGCAATGTATCTACAACCTTAGCTTCAAAACCCATAGCAATTAGGTCTGATCTTGTTACCATTCTACGTTGAGCACAGAATGGAGCATCTTCAATCTTGCGAGCACGTTTAGATATTAAGAATTCCTCTGGTGGAACATTCTCAACCACAACCTTGCCTAAATTAATTTTCTTGCGTAGCTTAACATCATGAGAAACTGTTTTAGTTTCCATGCCTGTCATCTCATCTGCTACTATTACTTCTTTTGTATTTTGACTAACTACTTCTGTTTCAGGATCTTGTAATAAGTATGTGAGTTCATCGTCTGTTAGGTTTGCATACTTCTCATAGTTGACATCAATCTTATCTTGCCAGTATGCTTTTACTACACCATTCTTTTCTAATAGTGCATCTTTAAACCAATTATGAAGGATAATGAAGCCATCGTTGTCTTTATAAAACACATGATTAGCTAGTGTTGTTGCTTGGTCGGCAAATGGTTCGTCACCTTCACGAACTGGCTCAAACTTAACTACATCATCAGATGCAGAAAATACACGAATGATTTGTGGTATAGCACCGTCAATTACTTCAGCTACTTCTTTAGTAACAATAGAAGATCTACCTTCTACTTCGTTACCATAAGGCTGTCCGATATAATATTCTAATGCTTTTTGACGGTCATAAATAGTTTCCGTCATCACATAGCCAATGGCATTGTGAATCTCAGCTTGAATAATTGACTTTAATTTAACTTGTTCCATTTATACAATCCATGATTTATCATAATTAAGAGGTGCACCCCAAGTGGAGTCGTTCTCATCTAATCCTACAGCTAAGTATCTAAATGCGTCAGATCCATGAGAACACCAGTCATGTAACGGTGTGTCATAAAAGACATTACGCTTCTCATCAAACACTCGTCTATAGTTACGAAGTGCATCTAGTCCAGACTTAACCTTATGGTCAAACCAGCATCTAGGAAGTAATTGTCTGACAGCTTGAATACCATCTGGTACGCTTAGCTTTGGTACTACTGTTATTTCTAATCCTGCTAGTTCTAGCATCTCTTTACGAGATTTACCAGTTCCTAGTTCTCTTACTACCACGTCATGAGGTAACAGTTGAATTGCATTGTCCCAGCCATTATCACGAAGGTAACTAACATATGTATCTAATCCTTGTCCATGATTCTCATAGTAATCTATAAGTCTTACTTCTTTACCTACTAACTGAGCTACCCAGATTGCTGTTGAATCTGACATACCTAAGTCCCATGCACAGTAAGTCTGTGATAGTTCCTCTCTAGGGATAGTAGTAATTCTGTTTTGTTGTTCTAAATCGTTTATGATCTTACCGTAGTAAGAACCTTCTACTGCTGCATTAAAGCTAGTTTCAAACTCTTGGTTATACTTATCGTCACCCATCTCAGCTTTTGCAGCTGCTAACTCTTGTGGGTTAATAAGTTGAGTTTCGGATGCCTTAAACTCTAATAGCTTCCAGTTGTCTTGTGCCTTCTCAGCACGATCTCGCAAGTCTTTAAAGTGGTTATTGCCTTTAGGTGTGCCAATAAACATAGACCAACCTAATCGGTCAGCCAATGCAGGTCTAACTACTTCTGAGAATATGGCAGGATTTACGTCACCAATCTCGTCTATAACAACACCGTCTAAATAGATACCACGAAGTGAGTCTGGGTTATCTGCACCGTATAAAGATATACGTCTACCCATAAAGTCAACACGAAGCTCAGCAATGTTTGCTACAGCACCTAATGGTCTTGTATACTTGAGTAAGTAATCCCATGCTATACGCTTACATTGTGCGTATGTAGGTGCTATATAAGCAAATCTAGGGCTATCTTTGTCACAGATAAGGGATGCGTGTATAAGCTGGTTAATAGCTGATACGGTCTTACCCATACGTCTGTGTGCTACAACAACAGTAAACCTATTATCTTTTACAGCTTGATGAATAAGTTTTTGTGGCTCACGAGGTCTATAACCTGTGTCTAAAGTATCACTCAATGCCAGTCACAATCTTAATTGTAATAGGCTCATCTGAATCACCAGTTAGTTTATTCTCTTGTAGGGCTTTACCGTCTAAACGATCACCTAATTCTTTTATAGCAGCCATATCACCTTCTGTGGCTTTGTTAAGTAATGCTTCTGCTATTAGTCTTAGGCGTTGAGCATCATCTTGAACGACTGCTCGTCTAATTGTTTCAGCCCATAATCTATTGGATTTAATAGAGTTTTTGTTTCCTAATGGTGCACCGACTTTGTTTTCTGACATAATTGTAACTCCATTACTGGGTCATTACCTTAGTGTGTATAGTGTGTATTATACTTTTTTAGCTGCGTTGTTTTTAGCTTTGTACATTGCAAATACTTGTGACTTCTTAGAAGCTGGATTAGCTTTACCCATACCAGAACCTGCTTTAGGTTTGATAGAAGTTTTAACTTTCTTGTTTGGTAATTTTAAACCTGAACCTGATGCCATGATTATTTTCCTTTTTTCTTAGTTAGTTTCTTTTCTGCTTTCTTTTCTGCTACTTCTTTCTTCTTAGATTCTGCTTTTTCATGCTTCTTCATAGCAGCCTTAGATTTGTACATCTCTTTACCTTCTTTAATCATTGCCATTATTTTTTAGCCTTTCTTGCTTCGCTAAGTGCAATTGCAATTGCTTGTTTTTGGCTTGTCACTTTTTTAGATGACTTACCAGATTTAAGAGTGCCTGACTTCCACTCATCCATAACTTTCTTGATCTTTGGTGAAGGTTTTTTAGTTGACATATTAGTAGAATTTTCCTTTTAGTGGGTTTTTACCGTACTTCTTACCTGCTTTAATGAATTCTACCATACGTTTTTGAATCGGTTCAGCTTGAGCTACATTGTTAGGCTTTGGTTTAGTTTCGCCACCTACTTCGTTAGCAATTTTACCCATGTGTGATTTTTCCATGAGTGCTGCAATATCATCAAGTTTTCTCATTGGTTTAGATGCCATGATTGTGATTCCTATTTTAAAAATCTTAGTTTATATAATGTTGAGTCACATAGGTCAGCTATGGGATCAATCAATGTTTGTAGTTCTGAATCTTGTGGTAACTTATCTCGTAACTGTTTTACGTTGTTAGCAAAATCTTCTATCTCAGCTACTGGATCTGACTTAGGCGGTGCATAAGCATCTGGGAAGTCCATGATCTGACCATATTTACCCATGTATGCTTCTATAACGTCATCCGTTAAATCATTAAGCTCATCATAAAAATTTCCTAATGCTTTGTGCTGCGAATATGACTTAGAACTCCAATGGAGTAAATGAGTATTAGTTACTTCATGTAAGCACATGAGAGCAAATATACTTGCTACCTTGTCATCACTAACGTCATTCTGAAATGGTGTCATCTTCGTTTTCCTCTACAGGCTCAGGCTGTAGTTTAATGTATCTGCGATCATATTGACATTCTGGACAAAAGTCATACCCTGTGGAGTCAAATGGATCACCGCAGGAAGTACACACAGATATTTTTATCATAAAAAGTTAAGCCTCACACAAGGAGAGAGGATTGTGCAAGGCTTGGGAGGGATTCTTTACGTTTCTTTGGGCAACACTCTGCCCACATAGTCGGTATTATACCACAAGTGACTCTCTTTTCGCCAGCATTTATGCGTTTATCCTGCGTGAACTTATAGTAAGCAAATTATCTAGTGCCATATCTAATTGCCATGAGTACGCAAGCGGAGGTTTAGCACCTAAGTATTTAGCATAAATAGCCTGTTGTTGACCTTTATCAAGGCTATGGATAATTGCATCTAATGTCTTAACATTGGTTTGATCCATTGCATTAAGCATATGCTCAAACTCATCTTCCGTAGATTCTCCACCAGATGACATACCCAAGCTCTTAGATGGATAACCAAGCATAGTATTAGTAGACTTCATATATAGTTTCCAATCATCTAGGATTGATAATAAACGTTCCATTGTTATCATGTTATACCATGTACTTGCTCAACAGCACGAATTAACTCAATCAAGTCTGCTAATGATTCTTTATCTTCAACATTCCATTTATGAAGTTTAAGTACTTGTATAATTTCTTGTAGGTTTAAAGGAAGTATAAACCTAGCACCATTTTTCATTCTGTGAATATGCTTTTCTTTTGGTATAGTAAGTAACTTACCCATGTTTTATATGCTCCTCTATTAATCTAGCAAATCTTATCATGCGTTCTATGCTTACTGGTTCGTATCCTGTTGGAAATACTTTTTTGTATATAGCAATAATATCTTCTTGCGTCATATTCCTACCTTAACTCCTTCTGAACCTATTGCACTTTCACCAAATGAATCTAATGTCACATTGTGTCGTAAGTTATGCTTAGTATCTTTTTCTGTGTATGTATGCGTTTGTAATATTTTATCTTGAGATATATTTAAATTGTGATTAAAGATTTCATCTAGGGGATGTCGTTTAGGTTTGTAATATTTATATAGTTTTTTACCAGCATCATTGTATAGCAATCCTTCCTGTACTAATTCCATGAGAGGATATTTTAATTCATACTGGTGAACTCTAATTATAACAGCAAGCTGTACAGATGTTTTAATCTCATCACCTATGATTTTCATAATCTCTTGTTTTAAATAATTTCTTTTTTCAATTTGAGATAAGTGATCTAGTGATAATTTAGGATACATCTTTCACCTTACATATCCATTTCTTTTTATCGGTCTGACTCCATCCATGAACATGGATAGTCCAACCTGCATCACGAACTACACCTACATTTTCATGGTCAGCTATTTTTTTAATCCTAGCGTTCATGTTGGTAGTGGTTGTTGTTTGAACAGCAAGAACTTCTTTACCTTTAAGAGCTAGTAAATCTATAAATCCAAATAAGTCTTGTCTAATTCTGGCAAATGCGTTCCAATGTTCTACTACAGCTACTGTGTAGCCTTCTTCTCTAAGTTTCTTTAATGACAGCTGGGTTGGTGAGATTGCCAAATTGTTCTCCGTTAGGTTTTTCTGTGCCTTCTTTTAATCTATCTTTTTTAAATATACGATCAAAGTTTTCTTCAAACTCTTTGGTGTTTGGTTTGTTAATAAGACTGTCACCAGTAATTCCGTTAGTAGATGCCATTTACTTTACCTCTATCATTCCATGTTCTAAAAGATATTGCATAGTTCCTATGTAAGCACGATTCCACATTGCACGTCTATCATCACGAGATAATGTTTTACCATTGTCTAATTCTGTATGGCAAGTATGGCATAGTGCTGCTACAAGTGCGTCTGATACTTTTATACCCATGCCTTTGCCCTCATTCCTATGAGCTGCACAAACTGATTCAGATAAACGACCACAGCATTGGCATGGCAGTTCTCTAACTAATTTAATGAGCTTGGGATTGCGGTAAACCATCTTGGAATGAGCATCCGTATTCGTTACCAAATCTTATCACATTATTTATAAAATCAGCAAACTGAGCCGTATCTAAATCTGCTGTTGACGGAACTACAATAATGGGTTGACCAGCAATTTCTTTTGTATATTTAAGAAACTTGTATTTCATAAGCTCATGTAATTCTTCTTTGGTATAACCAAGATGATCTGATATGCCTTCAAGTATTGCCCAGTACATATCATTTTGAGATAAGTTTCTAATGTGTTTACGTTCAGTCACTTGTACTTTCCAAATCTTACTAAAATCCAGTTCTTTTAATTTGGTTAGTAAATTCTCCAAATTTGCTTTTGTCAAATTGTATTTTATCATTTTTCCATCCTTTGCTTTTAAATACTTGTCCGTTTTTAGATGTAGCTTTATATTCTACCTGACCAAACTCTTTTTGTATAGCTTTTAAGAAATCATTTATAGAGCATTTATTTTGCATTTGGACTCTCCTTGTATGTTAATCCTTTTTGATTAAACCAAAAATTAAACGAACCTTCCCATTGTGCGTTACGCTGCTTTTGAACAAAAACCTTACAATCTGGAATAATTTTTAATTCTTCCTCTGGTGTCTTGCCTTCTTCTACTAACTTTTCTTTAGCACGATTACGCCAAACACAAATAATATTATCAGTCAAGTTTCTTATGTGTGAACTTCCCATAATGTTAGTAGCGTCTGGTATCTCAGTTTCATCTTTCATCTTACGAGTATGAGCCACCAAAAATACATGAATGTTTAGATCACGACATATGACAGCTAATCTATCACAAAATAACTTTTGCTTCTCTAAAGATTCTTCTGAAATATCCGCCATTTTCATAAGACTGTCAATTACGAATATTTCGCATCCTAAAATATGTTTTCCATAATACAATGTAGCAAACATATCTTCAGATGTTGTTGTTCCTAACTGGTCGTAAATATATAACTTATCTTTAGCTCTATCAGCCCATTTTAAAATAAAATCATCTGTAGGCTCTGGTGAGCCTAAAGTCTGAGTCAACATACGAGCTAATGTTAATACAGGTCGCATTTCTAAAGATGCTATTAAACATTTAGTATTCTGTTTCATCATGGACAATATCACTTGTGACAACCACATAGACTTACCATGACCAGACACTCCAGTAAGAACTGTTAGCTCCGCTTGCCTAACCCTAAACTTATCTTCCGTCTTAACCCAGCCAAGCGATTTACCAGAATGAATTTCCTCACCAAAATACTTGACCAAGTCATTAGCAAATATATCCGTAGCCTTAATCTTAAACTCTGCATGACTATACTCCTGTTGATAATAATCTGTAACTACAGATTGATTGACTGTTAGTTTTTCTAAAGCATCACCTAAATTCATTAAACTCCACCTTCCCAAACTTTTCGGATGTTAGTTACTGCACCATCATTGTATCTCTCTTGATTCAATAGCGTTATTGGAGCTGGTACAAAACCTTCCTTCCATTGCTTAGTTTCTTTCATCATTTTGACATATCCTATTACTTTATCAGCTATCAAGTCAAGGTCTTTTGCTTCCCATTTTTCCATACAACCTTTTTTATTTGTTTTACGAATATTAGGATATAAATCCCAGAACTCTGAAAAACGTACAATGGGTTTTATTATCTTATCTTTATCTAATCTTATCTTATCTGCTATAGATTCATTATAGAGTTTGTCTAGACTTTCTCCTGTAACCAGCCAAGAATCAAGTTCTTTTAACATTTTTTCTATAAAATCTATAGGTTTTCTTAATCTAAATGCAATCTCTGAAACTTGTGGTAAATTACCCTGTGCTTCACTAGCTAAACACCATAGTTTAAACAATGTAACTTGCTTAACATCATCCATCATCATAAAATCAGCGTCATTTAGAAGATCCCTGCCATAACATTTAAACCATTTCATATCTGATTTGTGCTTATAATGATTGTATTTGTCCCAGTTTCTAATTCTCATAACCTCTCCTTAAAATAAACATTCTTCATATAATTCTGACATTGGCACGACTTTTGCTTTAAGCGGTCTAGGCAAAATATGGAGCTTACAGTTAGGTCTATTCTCAAGAAACCATAGAGCAGATGCTTTGTTGCTAAATGCTCTAAGAGGTTTTCCGTCAAATTCGTCTAATATAATAAAGCGTAAGATTTCCATAAGTCAAAACACTAGCACAACATATTATTAAATGCAAATATATTTTTTATAGAGTTATTATAGAATTTTTATATAAAATGCTTGACATAATTTTTTATATCATTAAGATAGCTGTTGTAGTATTTAATTTTAGGAGAGAAAAATGAGTATTAAAACTATGATTGTAAGTTGTATAGCGTTCTACTGTTATATTGGATTATGCCTTTATGTAATGGGTAAATTAGCAGGTGCAATATGAATAAATATATCACTTGCTTTATAATAATTTTTATAGCATACTTTGCATGGAGAATTATATGTTAAAACAAATAGCTGAAATTTTAAAAGAATTAAATGCAGAATTAAAATTAGATAACGATAAATGGGAGAAAGCACAAAATGAGTCAACAACAATTTTACGATCAAGTAATGATGGAACAACATCAACAAGAATTACAACAACAGGAGAGAAAAGTGAACTATAACGAACTTCGCAAGATTAACGTATCTGACCATATTGAAAAAAAGAATGGTCTATCATACTTATCATGGGCTTGGGCTGTAGATACACTTTTACAGCAAGATCCACAGGCTACATGGTCTTATGGTGAACCTAAACAATTTGGTGAAACGCTTATGGTATTTTGCACAGTTAATGCTTTTGGTAAATCTATGACTTCTCAATTACCAGTACTTAACTTTAGAAACCAAGCTATTCCTAACCCAGATGCTATGGCTGTAAATACAGCTATGCAAAGATGTTTAGCTAAGGCTATTGCATTGCATGGTATCGGTTTATACATCTATAGCGGTGAGGATATTCCAGAGTCAGAACAGCCAACATTAAAAGCTGTATCTAATAAGGATTTTCTATGATTGAACAACGCACAGAAGAGTGGTTTCAACAAAGACTTGGCAAGGTGACAGCATCCAGAATATCGGATGTTATCGCCAAGACCAAGACAGGTATATCTACATCACGTCAAAACTATTTAGTTCAGCTTGTATCAGAACGCTTAACAGGCAAGAAAGGCGATAGCTATGTTAATCAAGCGATGCTAGATGGTATTGAAAGAGAAGGTGCTGCTAGGGCACTTTATATGCTTAATAATGATGTTTCTGTGATAGAAGTAGGTTTCTTTGACCATCCTGTTATTGCAAATAGTGGTGCTAGTCCTGATGGAGCTGTTGAGTCAAGTGAGTCTGGTAAATATGCTGGTCTTATTGAGATAAAGTGTCCCATAGAAAGTACCCATACTTCTACGTTAATGAGCAAATCAGTTCCTAGCAAATACATTCCACAGATACAATGGCAAATGGCTTGCACAAATGCCAAGTGGGTAGATTTCGTGAGCTATAACCCTAATTTTCCTGTAGAATTACAGCTATTCGTATCTAGGGTTGAAAAAAACGATGAGTTAATCAAGGAGCTAGAAGCTGAAGTTATTAAGTTCTTAGATGAAGTAGATCAAATAATTATTAAACTTAAGGAGCAATAAGATGGCTGAATATGATAATACCAATACCTTTGCATTATTTAAAAATGATAAAGGTGATAATCCTAAACGACCAGACTACACAGGTACTGCAAATGTAGATGGTATTGAGTTTAGAATTAGCGGTTGGATTCGTGAAGGTAAGAATGGTAAGTTTATTAGCGGATCTGTGCAGCTAAAAGATAACAATTCCGCAGGTGCTACTAAGGGTGCTAAGGAAGATGAGGATGTTCCTTTTTAGGAGCATCCCCATATATCACTTTTTTACGTTTAATTATTTATTCATTACGTACATTGTCACTTCAAAGCCAAAACGCATTTCATTACAAGCTGGAATTGTCCACATGGTCTATTCTCCTTTCTTTAGATTTATGTTAGCATTATACGCTTATGTGGCTTATGCTACGACTGTAAAACCATTAGAAAGGACTGTGTAATACATGGAAGCACATAGTTTAGAACTTGATATAGCTTGTTATGCTACTGCGGTATATCATGAGGTAAATACTCGTTCATTAGAAGAAAAGTTAGGAGTCATTAATGTTATTCGCAATCGCCTTAACTCTGGTCGCTGGGGTTATTCTGTATGCTCTGTTGTTTACGCTAATGGTCAGTTTGCTGTTAGAGAAGAAAGCCACTATCCAGTTGATGAAAAGGCTTATCTTCAAACTAAACTACTGGTACTTGATACAATTGTTTTTAATAAATACGCAAATCCAGTTGGCAAGGCTCTTTATTTCCATGATGACTCTATGCAAGCAAAAGCTCAATGGTTTGGTAAAAAGAAAATGGTTAAAATAGGAAAAATGATTTTTTATTAGGAGCTAATATGGCAGATGCTTGGATTATAGAAGAATTAAATAGTAATGGTGATGTAGTATGGGAATGTGTATTGCGTCAAAGACCCACAAATATGTCATGGTATAAAGACATTCCTAGTAAAACTCATACGCTTCGCATAACTGAATTGGAAAAAAATATGAATACAGTTGAAACTCACACAAACATTAAAAGCCTTAAAGATGCAACAAAAAGATTAGTGGAGGCAAACAATGGACTATAGCCCTAAACTATTTTTAGCTACACCTTGCTATGGTGGGCTTGTATATGCAACATTTGCTGAATCTATGCTACAGCTTCAAAATGGATTATTAACTCGTGGATGGGATGCTTTCTCATCATTCTTAAGCAATGAATCACTTATTACTCGTGGTCGTAATTCTCTTGTAAATGACTTCTTAGAAACTGATTGTACGCATCTTATGTTTATAGATGCTGACATTGGATTTGAGGCAGATGATGTATTTACTATGGTTGAAGAAGATGTAGAACTTATCTGTGGCATATATCCTAAAAAGCAAATTAACTGGGATATGGTAAGAACAGCTATAGATAAGAAAGTTGAAAACGAATTCTTACAATATTTTACAGGTGCTTATGTAGTTAATAACAAAGATGGAGTTAAGATTGATCGTGAGAATAAGTTTGAGATCAATAATGGTGGTACAGGTTTTATGTTGATTAAACGTGAAGTGTTTATGAAGTTAAAAGATAAATGCCCACGATATACTAATGACATGGCAGATGTAAATGACCAAACAGTTTTAGGTAAAATAATTATAGAATACTTTGATACTAGTATAGATCCTGAAACCAATAGACTATTGTCAGAAGATTATCATTTCTGTAAACTAGCTCGTGATAACGGTATTACAGTTTGGGCTGCACCTTATGCTAGATTATCACACACAGGTACTTATCAATTTAGTGGAAGATTAATGTAATGACTACATGGTATTCAATAGCTAGGGAAGAACAACAGGCTTTAAAAGTAAGGGAATATATAAAATCACATCCTAAGTCTAATTTAAAATCTATCATTCAAGATTGTGGAGTAACACGATATAGATTATCTTATTTATACAAAACAGGACAAATTAAATTACCATTACCAACACCTTATGGAGAACGAAATGGAAAAAATATTAAAAATAATTGATTATCTTATTTATTTTATGGTAGTATTCGCAATGATATGGTTCTTTTACGGAATGTATCAATTTATTGATTTAGTCTTTATAAGGGGATAGATATGGTAGATATGGTAAACAAGCCTCCGCACTATATGGTAGGCGGTATTGAAGCAATAGATATAATTCAAAGTCGTTTAACTAAAGAAGAATATATTGGTTATCTAAAAGGATGTAAACTCAAATATGACTTACGTTATCCTTTTAAAGATCATCCAGAACAAGATTTGGAAAAGTCTGATTGGTATAAAAATAAACTATTAGAAGCTACTCGTGATGAAGATGCTATTAATCCTCCAGAGATTACTGCACAGTTACAACGTCTTGAAATGGTAGATGATTAGGTATCCAGATTTGATAGTTATTACACGCTTAGTAGAAAGCCTAAAAATACTAAACTTACTACATCCTCTGGTGTAGGCTTAACGATACCTAAATTGTAAAAATGTCAAGTAAATTATTTGTATATTTTTTAAACATTTATTTGACACTATTTTAATGTTTATGTAATATACACATATCGCTGATTTATTAATCCACTTGCAAGCGATCAAGAAATTTTGCTAAAGGAGAAAGAAATGGAAACATTATCAATACCTAGTAATCCACTAACATGGACACCTTATTTAGCTTCAGCTTGTGTTGAAGGCTTTGATGGGGAAGAACATGACGAAGAAACAATAGTTTCAGCATGGCAGTATCTTATTAATACTGGTTTGGCTTGGCAGCTTCAAGGTTGGTACGGAAGAACAGCACAAGACTTATTAGACAATGGTATTTGCGAATACCCATATTAATTAAAGGAGAATGACATGGCTTATGTAAATAATGAAACTAAATCTAAAATTCAAGCAGCTTTGAAACCTGTATTTAAAAAATATGGGGTTAAAGCAACAGTTGCTAGAAACTCTTATCAATCAACATTGGTTGTAAACCTTGTGTCTGGTAATATTGATTTTCGTAATGAATATGATACTAGACAGGTTAATGTATACCATATAGATAAATATTTTGATGGTATCGCTAAACAGTTTTTAAATGAAGTTGTAGACACTATAAAACTAGCTGGCGAATGGTATGATGAATCAAACGCACAAATTGATTACTTTAATACCGCATTTTATATCAGTATTAATATTGGTAAACGTGAAAAACCTTATGTTTATAACGAACCTAACCATGTTGTACAGGCTTTAAAAGAGCTTGGTAAATTTGAGTTAGTAGTTGTAGGAAGGGGTTAATTGACAGTTAAATTTAAATATAAAAATCCTAATTTAACTGAAGATCATATACAGCAAATTTGTCAATTTTTAAAAACACCATATGTAAAAGGTGACTATCAAAAATGGAATAAGTTTGCTCAGTTTAAATGGTGGCATAAAAAGAAGCAAGATAAGAGGGATAAGTAATTATCCCTTTTATTTTTTATTTTCTGTATTTCCTAATAAACCTGTTGCAGGTATACCCATTATTCCTAATAAACTTATTTCACCAGATTTTAATTTTTTTACCATTTCATTATATGGAATATTAAGTTTTTCAGCTTTAGTTTTAATTTGATCTAACATAGTATCAGCAATAGATTTTGACTCGCCTTGAATACCAGCACCTGCTGTTTTTTGACCAAATACATTACCTTCTGTTTGTGCTTTATGTCTATACCCAGTCCAAACATTAGCACTAAAATCTCTAGGTGTTAATCCTGCAATATTTGCTTGATTTGCAATAATTGCTGATAAATCTGCATATGGTTTACCAGATGGGAATACACCTTTTTGATTTCCAGTAAATATATTTTCAGATGGTTTTTCTGATAAGTTAGCATAATGTCTATCTAATACAATGGCATTAGGATCACCAGTTAATGCAAGACCCATATTGCGTACTTTTTCTTTACTTAACTCATTAAGATTTCCTTTGCTTGCAGCTATAAGATTATTAGCTCTTCCAGTTTCCATAGGCATCATATTACCAACAGTTTCAAATACTGAATTTTCAGGCATCCTAAAATCTTTTTGTATAATAGGTTCTCCTGCAATATCTCTTCTCATATACTCTGATGCAATTCTTGCATTTCGTGGAACATCAGATACTGGTGAAGTAGCAGCTAGATAACCTGCAAGTTTATTTAATTTTTCTGGGTCATTTAATCCATAAATATCAGCCAATGGAGTATTTTTTAAATCCCACCAATTTACAGTAGGATGATTAGATAAATAATCCATTCCTGTTTTATTTAAATCATGTAATCTTTGTGCATATTCTGGGCTTTTGATAAACTCGTTCCAATTACCTACTGGGAATGATTCACCTTTTCCAACATTATATCCTGCTATTTGACCAGTTTTTTCTCCAAATTTTACAACACCTCTAATATCTTTAGGTTCAAATCTTTTTGACACATCTAAATAAGTTTTAGATGACTCTGGATCATGCCAAGTACCAAAATAATTATCAAGTTGATCTAATGCTTTTTTATTATCTATATATTGTTGTTCAATATCTTTTTTAGTTAATTTATCTAATACTTTATTTCTTGGATCTGTATTTTTGTACATACCCATCATTAAACCATTTTCAGGAATTAATCCTGTTGGAACATTTACTGAATATCCACCATTAGCTAAAGTTTTATTATAAATTTCAGATGGCTTAGTAGATTTAAACATACCAAGACCTTCTTCTTGTTTTACTAAATCTGAAAGCAATCCAGCACCTTTTTTAACTTCTGGAGCTATGCCTAATGCACCTAATAAAGTTCCACCAGCCATTTGACCGTAATTATTATTTGCTGCACCTTGACCAAATAATCCACCGCCTTCTGCTCCCATAATTGGAAGACCTATAGGACTCATTGCTATTGTGTCAGAAAATTTATTAGCTGTTTGTCTTGCAAATCTTGGATTTACATTTGCAGCTTCTAAAGATTTTGTAATTGGATTTGTTAAAAGTGTATCTGTGGGGGATGGATTATAAGATTCTAAAAGTTGTTTACCTTCAGCTAATAATTTAGATTTTAATAATGCACGTTGCCAGTCAGCATCCGAGCCTTCGTTCATCCATTGTAAATTTGGATAATCTGAAAATAAAGTTGACATATTTATTCCTGTAATTAATCATCAAGTTCTGTAATTTCTGCGTACACAGATAACTGTTCTCCAGCTATCTCTATATAACTTCCATCATCTAATTCTAAAATAATAAGATTATCTGCATAGTCAAGTTCACATGATAGGATTGTTTTACCTACCATGTGATTAACTATTTGTTGAGGGGTAAGAGTCATTTATACCTTTACAAATTTCTCTGATTTATCGGATTCTTCTTTCTTATTACTTCTAAACCATGTACCACATTCTTGACATTGGAATCTTCTATATTTACCGCCTACTAATACAGAATAACCTCTGTGGTGAATTTTGTTAGATCCGCAATTTACACATCCTAAATTTGCGTCAAAAGCATTTCTATTAGGATGATTACTTATCCAGCCTTTAAATTTATCGTAAACCTTTTCAAGCAATACAACGTCATTCTTATTGTATTCCTCCATACGTTTCCAAGCTGACTTGTCATTATTCATAACCTTCAGCCATAGCTCATGACCTTCGTGATCTGTTTTCTTACCAAGACCCAAACGCTGTGCTATGTAGTCTAGTTTGTTAGAAACAAATCTAAACTTACTGCGAGATGTCTGAAGTAAATCTATGTGCTTAGCAGGGCTTGGCGGAGGCATACCAGCTTCTAGGAACTCTTTATTAAGCATAGGTATGTCAAATCTATTACCGTTATAGTGAACGATTGCATCAGCTTCATCCATTAGTGCATGGATAGACTTTAGCATTGTATTGCGATCTGTTTTGTATACAGAATCAAACATAATCTTTTTATCGCCATACCATTTAGCGGCATAACAAAGAGTATATGATGATTCTAATAGTTGATTAAGAGCAATGTTCTGTTGCCATATTCCCCAGACCGTTGCTAAATTAGGTGCACATTCTATATCTAGTAATAATATCTTCAAGTTACTCTCCTAGTGTTGAGGTAATTGATTATACACCAAGAAATAAATTGTGTTCTGCAATACGTCTATTTTGTAAACCTTTTAAGATTTTACCAGCAGCATAACAATATCTTAGGAATTTTTCCGCAGCCAATTTTTTATCATGACGAAGAATAGCTTGACGGATGGTTGAACGCTGTAATGTTCCCAAACCAAGATTAAAACTAAAAGACACAAGAGCATCAAACTCATGTTGTTTAAGAGGCACAGGAAGTTGCATAGCCACACCTCTTTCAAATCGTATAAGGTCATTCTTTAAAAAATCCTCTATTTCAGACTTAGTATAAGTTCTATTAAGTCCTTCGTCACTTTGTTTATTATAAGTAAGAACATGACCGAAACCCACAGTAAGCAAATTAGCAGGGCAACGATAAGCGTGATAACGACAACCTTCAAATCGTTTAATAATTTCAAGACCAGCATTACTTATCCTCATTTTTTAGAGAAAGCTCGGCTACCGAAATGGAACATTATAATTGCAGACCATATTTGTTGAGTTTGGTCATCCCATACAATGTCAATAAGGGCTACAACGTCAGCACCTTTATACCAGCCATAAGCAAATCCTAGTAATTCTATTATAACAAATAAAGCGAATAAACCTAGAGAAATTACAGGTCTAACAGCAGCTCTGGCATTAACAATCCATTGTGCAGCACCTTCAGCTTCTTTAGTAGACGCTTGATATAATGCTACCATTTCCTCTGATTGAGATTGTGTTTGTACTTCTTCTAGCTTGATGGCTTCTTGACGTTCTTGAGATGCGTAACCTTTTTCAGCTAAAGCTAATTCACGATCAACCTGTAGTTGAGCCATTTCTCTTTCATGCTTTTGGTCAGACTTTTGTTGAAAGAATGATAAGACAGATGGAAGGGCTGAAGTAGTAAAACCTAATAGTGATCCAAGTAAACTAAACATAATTAAATACTCTTAGCTAAATCACTAATTGTAGGTGCAGCATCCGCAGCAGAATCAGCTTTGTATGCAGGAATGTCAATATTAACTGTAGGGATATTTCCTACATTTTGAACTGGCTTTGGTGCTTCTATAACTGAATCTTTAGTTAAAACAGCATCTAACTTTTGTAATACTAAGATTGTTTCAGCATTAACCACTTTTAATGCCTTTAAAAAGCATTTTAAGGGGTGTAGAACAATAGTTTTAATTAAATCTAATACTTGATATATCTTTGACATTTTAAAGCTCCTTTGGATCAAAGCCATACATTTTGGCTATTCGTTTTTGTAATTTTAAAAATAAACCTTTGTGACTTACATATTGTTCTGTTTTTGGTGAATTTAAATATACACACATATGAATGATCTCATGACAAAGAGTCACTAATACGCTGTATAAATGAGCATGACGTGCTGTAGATATGCTTATGATATGAGGCTCACCTTGTTCTGGCGGTTCATACTGACCACAGATACTGTCATCATTTACTATAACAAAATCTACTTTAGATGCTGGAGGTAACTTATATTCATCAAATATGGGCATCTCTATCAGAGTTGAATATAGGTTTGCTATATTGTTCTCTGTGATAAAGCTCATTTTATTTTCCCATAAAGTTATGAAGTATAGAAGTTACAACAGCACCAATAAATGATGCAATAGCCATGCCAGCAAAAAATCCACCTTTAGATTTGTTAGCAAGCTCTAATAGTTGTTCCATACTATTTTCTAGTTTGTCAATCTTTTTTTCCATTTGCTCTACCTGAGCTACAAGTTGACCGTATTTAAATAAATCTATTTCTTCTTTCATTTTCGGTAATTCCACAGGTTGATGGGAGGTATTTTTAATTCTTGCCATAAAATCATTGCTGTTCTGTAGCAAATGGTGCTAATAAAGATCCATTTACATTTAAAGTATCTAATGGCATTGCATCTAATAAGCCAGATGGTGCATTAGGTTTAGGTTGTATTACCTTGCCTGATTTATTAAGTAAAATAGCTACTTTAGATTTAAATGATGGACTTCTATCCATAAGCATAACAAATGTCTTATAAATATTAGGGCTAAGCAAAGATAAGCCAAGAGGATCTTTATTAGCGTTCATTCCTACTCTACGAGAAGTTACTTTTAATGTATCAATTAATTGTGATTCTACTTTATTAAGATCACCAATGTTTTCAACATTGCCAGCTATTTCTTCTTTTAACCCACGAGCTAATGTTTTTTGTGCTTTTATAGAAGCAGCTTCAGCTGGATTAGGGATACCACCATATTTATTATCTAATGCTCTATAAGTACCTTGTTTTAATTCTTGTGCTAATTGAACAGGAATTACATCTGGCACATATTGACCTTGATTATTTTGCAAGAAATCTTGTCTTACTTTATCTAATGCAGCTAGGTCAGATGACGGTGCTACTTGTTTAGATAAACTTTTTTCTAAATCATTGAGTCTTTGTAATACACTAGATTTTTTAACAGTAGAATTAGATTCTTGTAATTTATTAGAAATTTGTTCATTTAAACCAGATATTCTATTTTGTAATTCTTGAATAGTATCTTGTGTAACAGGCAATCCTGCATCTAATAACATTTGAATGGCAGTTTGTGCTGTACCTGTTTGTTGTTGTTTAAGTGTAGGTTTTAAAGCACTTTGCATTAATGTTTCTGATTTTGATTTTAATGCTTCAGCAGCTTTACCACGCAATCCAGATACAGGCTCTAATGTTTCTTTTACTCCTGTTAATAATGGTGAAACATACTTGCTTTCAGCTATAGCTCTAGGATTAAATGGCATAGACTTAGGCACATTAAGCATAGGAGCTGCACCAATAATGCCAGATTCATTAATTAAATCACCAATATTTTGTGTATATTGTTGACCTACTTGACTTCTTGGCTGAAAAGTTCCTTGTTGTAAACCTTTTAAAAAAGATTGTTCAAAGTCTTTACCTGTAGCTGCACCATATAAACCTTGTGTAATACCAGTAACAGGAGCAGTAGTTGCAGATGATAACAATGATGTTCCAGCTTCAGCAGCTCCATAAGGACTTAATTCAGCTATTCTTCTAAGAAGTCCTTTTTTAACTTCAGGTTCTTGATTTCTAATAGCTTGCATATTAGATTCTGTAGGAATCCAATCATTGCCATTAGGAGCAGGCAAATCATTAGCAGGAACTAATCTAACATCTGCTGAAATTAATCTAGGGCTTGCAGAAGGTAAATCATCTTCTGGTACAATTCTAGCCATTATTGATACTCCCAGTTACCGTTTCTAAATATAATAGGTTTGCCGCTTTTTGATACTGATTTAACACCTTCTTGATTGCTAGATGGCTGAGCTTGTGTTTGTTGTTTAGATTGATTCATTGGGGAAACAGTTTCACCAGTAAGTTTTTGATATGTACTTAATGCTTGAGGGGTTAATAAAGTTCTTACATCTCTATTTTGACCCATACCAGATTGATATTGACCTTGTAGTGCGTCTATACCGCCTTTAAGTAATTCAACCCCAGCATTTAAATAATCTTTTTGTTGTTTTTGTGATCCATTTACTGGGAATGATGATTCCCAATCTTTTAATTCCTGTAATGAACCACCGCCAGAACCAGCAAATACTTTTTTTAATTCAGATGAAACTGCCCTAGCTTTTTCTTCAAATACACCTTGTCTTGAATCTCCAAATGCACTTTCTACTGGATTTACAAGATAATTAATTGGTGTTAAAATTCCATTAAAGTTATCAAGATTAGTAATAGCTTTATTTAATGATCCCATATGAGCCAATGCTTGACTGGCTGCACGAACTGCATCACCTTGTTTACCTACAGAAAACCCTTGTGCAGTTTTATTACGTTTGTTAAAATCAGTTACATCAAATGAAGGATCGTATTGTGAAATAGCTTGAATTAAAGCTAAACCTTTAGAGCTAGATGATAAACGTGAGCTAACTGGTAGTTCACCACTAGCAAACTTCTTAATCATTGTTCTATATTTTGGATCAATCGTTTCTAAAAATGCGTCACCAGTTAATGCTTCTGGAGTTACATTTTGATATTGTCCTGTATCTTCTATTAGTCTTGGCATATTATTCCTCTACCCAAAATTTCTTACCGTTTTGAATTACAAAATATTTATTTCTAGTAGTATCTAATTGTGCATTTAAATTAGCACCATTGATATTAAATGTTCTAGCAGGTGGCAATTTTTGTTGAATAGAACCAAATGGATTTTCAGATTCTTTAAACTTTGTTAATGCTAATTGTTCTGCTTGTGTAGGTACTTTTGCTATTGGTTTACCAATTGGATTGCCAAATACATCATAATTTTGTTTAGCACCACCAAAATCTTCTATACGAGGTTGTCTTGATAATATTTGCATTTGGGTTTCTTGTGGAAGATATTTAAAATTATCTTGTAACCATTTTGATTGGTTATTAGGATCATAATTAGCAATGGCATTATTAATAGAAAGTTTATTTGCATTTGCTGTTTTAAGATCAGCTATCTTTTGACCTGTAATATAATCTTGCGTAGCATTGGTATATACATTTTGAGCTGCTTCATTACCAGAACCTACAGCTTTAGCAAGATATGGAATAAAACTACCATATCTTTGATTTTTAGGTTGTGCAAAATAAGATAATAATGTATTAAATCCTTGTGACATTAATGCTTTATTTTGAATATCCTTTAATTTTGCAGGATCATTGTCATATAATGCATTTAATGTATCTGGACTTTGTGGAGTGAGAACACTACCTAATGTATCTAGTAATCCCATGATTAAATACTTTCTTGATTAAATAGTTGTGATATAGGTATACGTTTAAGTATATCTTGTGCATTTAAATTTCCAAGCTGACCAGTTTTACTTGCTGTACTTGGCAATATAGATGGAGCTACATTAGTTGTTTGTAACATTTCAGGTATATTAGCAACCATATTAGGATTTCCTTGTCTTACACCACCACCTTGTGGAGTTTGAATTTGAGGATGTTGCATCATAGATGTATATAAATTATTAGCACTATTTAAAGAGCCTAATGGATTAGATTTAAGTGAATTTAATGCACTATTACCAAATTGACTCAATAAACCATCTTGTGAAGCACCACCTAATAATGAAGATCCTAAAGATTGTTTAGCAGCTGCTTGTGCAAGTGCATCTGCACCTGTAACATAACTAGCACCAGAAGCTGCTGGAGCTGCTGATAATAGTGATGATCCTATTTCTCCTGTTGAACCCACTATACCAGAAGCTGCACCTGTGCCAGCACCTGATCCTGCACCGCCAAATAAACCACCACCAGCACCACCAAACATACCCCCAGTAGCACCGCCTAATAAAGCACCTGTAAATGGGCTTTTACCCATAGCTGCTGATGTAAGAGCACCTACACCTGCACCAATTAATAATGGCATACCCATGTTAGGCTACCTTTCCTACTAAGAAACAGATAGGTTCTAAGATTGCACGATAGATCATGCCATAAACATCACGTTTTTTACTGCGTTTTTGTTTCCAGATATCAGCAGTACGATGTCTTGCGATATGCTCTAAAACACCCCTTAAAATGTGTTGTAGGGTATTCTTTTCACCACTCTTGTAAGCATAATTTACTAATGGTAAGAATACTTTGTGGTAACCTTTTTCATAAGCAGGATCTAAGTCTTTAGATTGGGCTAACCAGATAGCTTGACGGAATGAGCCAAAACCATATTCTTTATTCATCGCTGTACATACAATCTTACCAGAGGTAGATGTAGAGTTAGTAACAGTACCTGTAGGAGCACCATAAGCTGCACCAAGATAAGATGATAGTTTTTGATATGGAAGGTTTTGATTGTAATTCCATTGGTTGATAGATGATTGTAGAGCATTGTTTTGATATTGCTCTTGTGTTTGACCAACATTAAGAAGTTTGTTAATATCTGTATAGTCGGCATTAGCCATATTTGGAGCATTAACAGCAGCTTGGTTTTGCATAGATCTTTCGTTACCAAAGTTTTGGTAAGCTAAGTTACCATAAGCATTTGATAATGAATTAGCTAAAGCTGTATCAGCACGACCAATAACATTACCTTGTGCGTTAGATCCATAACGACCAGCTTGTGATGCGTTAGAATTAGCATTGTTTACAGCGTCATAGTAATTAGTAGTAGCACCTTGAGCAGCACCTTGCAATGCTTGGTTAAAGTAAGGATTGTTTTGTAAATACTGACCATTAATTGTATTTAATTGTTGTTGTTGACCAGCTGTATTAAGTGGGTTACCAGCAATAGCACGATTTTGTGCAGCAGTTAAGGCAGCTTGTGTATCAGCAGATGGGCTGATAAATGTTTGACCTTGATAGTATTGTGGTGTATTAGATTGGTATAGTGACTTAGCTTGATTAAGACCATATTCAACGAATGGTTTAACGGTTGGGTCTAATTGTTGTGATGTATTTTGTGTTTGTGTTCCACCACCAGAACCACCACCCATGCCTAGTGTGAAGTATCCGATTAAATCAAAAAGCCAATTATGTAATTTCATATTACCTTCCTTAAAGTGTATATTCCCAAGTTGCTGGTTTAAATCCTAATTTTTCTGCGTGTCTATTCCATCCTTTTCTAACTGAAGAAAAAGACACCTTATCCATGTTTCCATTGTTTGCTATGTTTTGTATGTGTTGCCAACCTTCTAGGAAGTCATCATGTGTATGATTTTCCATATAAGCAACCCAGACGTGAAGTGTTTTACCGATTGGTTGTAGTACAGTAAATCCTACTGGATTACTGTCTTTTAATCCTACATATAAGAATGATCGTTGTTCGTAACAATCACAATATATATCTTCTGATATCCAAGTGTTATGACCTTTGGCTATAACCTTTTCAAGACCATGTTTTAGCCAATGCCACCATTTGCGTAAATCTTCTTTTGGTATATATCTAAAGTCCATTATGCTACTATTATATAACGATACGTCATATCAGACAGGGTATTTTTAAAGTGTGTAATCGTAGCTGTTTTTGATCCTGTAGAGCTTATATAAACATTATTAAAACCATCTGATATTTGGTTAATATTAACCGCTACAGAAGGTGATAATGGATGTACAGGTGAAGTTCCAGCAGCATAAGTTGCTAAAGATGAAGTTCCTGCATCTGTAGTCCAATACATTTCTAAATAATCGCCAGCATTGAATGTATAAAAAGCAGACCAACCAAATACTAATGCACCGCTTATAGATCCATGTTTAGAAGGTATTGCACTAATACCAGCAGAAGTTGCTACATCTGCACCATTAATTCTAAACCATACTGTTACATTGTCAGAAGCAGTATCTGTATTAGAACCTTGAATACTAAATGAAACTTGATAATCACCAGCTTGATTAAAATATATTCTTGATGTAGGGCTTCCTACATATACATTGTTGCTATAATCAGTAGAATTAAATGTAATTGCTTTTGGTGTATTTGCAGATGCTGTTTGTGTTGTTGTATCATGGAAACCACCATAAGATATTCCAGCGTGTGCAGCATTATTTGTAATAGGTTCTAAAAGAATGACTGAGTTATATCCTATTCTTTCATTGTTAATTGTAGTAGTAGTAGCACCACCAACATTTAAAGTAATTGTGCCAGTATTGTTACTCTTACCTTCTACAAGGTTATTAACAACCTCAGATATAACTCTAGGATTATCACCAGAGGGGTCTAACCTCTTATACATATCCCTTTTTGTCATTATCTATTTCCTTGATCCGTTACATCCACGTCTATACTTACTAAAGAAGTCCAGTTTCCTGTAGGCACTACTTGTATTTGATGATAACGACCAGCAGATCTTACAGAGCAACGACCATTAGAATCAGCAGCAGATGCTGTCTTAAATGATATATTGTCACCTAAGTTCTTACGAGATGATATAGCAACAGTTGCACTACCATCTTCTATCTGTGGTCTAACAAGTGTAATTACACCATTGTATTTAGTTTCCCAGTCACCTATGGTAACGGATGCAGATGAGTTAGCACCTGTGAATGAAACTAACTTATTGCCACGAACACCAGAGAATAGGTACTTACCACCAGCCCATAATGGATCATCTAGTGAAGTAGTAAGTGTATCCATATTGCCATAAGCATCTAGGCTTTCTAGTGAAATACCTGTAGTAATAATAGGTGCAATATAGTTTACGTCTGTAGTGCACTTAGACCATTTTTTAACAACGTAGTTATAGACTAATAATGTTCTACCACCTAAAGAGTTTGCATAGTTCCAAATAACAATCTTCTTAAATGGATCAATTGCAGTACTCATTGTACTTAACAATGATACGTTTGCTGTCTTATAAAAATAACGGTCTACCTTTTCAACACCGATAGGTGAAACTGTTTGACCATCACACATATAAAAACCGTCATTAGAGAGGAAATATGTAAGACCAGCATATTCTGCTACAGATCCTGCCTCAGCACATCCTAATCCACGAGATATAGCATCAAATTGGAAGAATAATGGGCTACCAAGATATGACATACGGTAAACAGCCTTTTCCATAAGAATAATACCGTATTGCCCACCAGTTAAGCCTACAATGTTACCACCATCAGCCATGTACTGATAATCAGATTGTGATGTAGAACCTGAGTTCCAATTGGTTTCGTTACTAATATCTGACCATTGCAATTTATTAGCATCTGTACCGCCATTAAGATGACCTGCGACCACAAAGTCACGAACAACAGTTACAAATTTAGCTATTGGTGCTGTAGATGAGTAAATACTTACATTACTTGTAGCAATAGTTCCAGATGCTGTAGTTGTTATAGTAAATTGTGTTGTAGTTGTAACAGTAATTGTATAAACACCGCTTAATGCACCGCCACTTTTAAAGTAAAAGTTATAAGACTGACCTGTAGTGTAACCATGAGCAGATGATGTAGTTACAGTTATTGTAGTGCCAGTTCTAGTATAGGTAGCTGATATATAATTACCTAAGTCTTGAAAGTTACCACCAGCATTTAAATAATATGCCTGTATAGGTTCATGGTTATTAGCTGCAAGAACAGCACTACCAAATTGTGTAAATCGCCATTGGTATATACCACCATATCCACCAACCTTAGATACGTCATCTAGGTTTTGATTAGTAGTATTATATTTGTATAACTTTGAAGCACTTCCAGCAAATATCTGAATAGTGTCGTTATATTTACCAGCAGTATTTCCTGTTAATGCCTCAGAGGCTGCATTAGAATAATCTACAGCCAATGGGAATGGAAAGTATCCTGTAGGTAAAGGTATAAGATTAGTCACATCCTGCATTGTATTTAATACAGAAGGCTGATCTGGCAACCATTCAGTTAGCGATAAACGTGAAGTAGCCAATTAAGCACCCCAGTTTTGTGTATTTAAAACCTCAATAAGAGCTTCTACAGTTGATGCACCGTTGATAGCTGTTTCAAGTCTGTTAGCTTCTGCAATGATTGCAGCACGTTTAGCTGTTACGTCAGCAGGAATATCTACATTGCGTTCTGCTTTACGAATAATCACCCAGTCAGTAGCATTAAGAAGTTTACCAGCTGTATCTTTAGATTGAGCTACATATTGTGTCTTAAGTTCTACTAAGTCTTTAGGATTGTTTACATCACCATCCCAGTAAAATCTATCGTCTGCTCTTACAGGATCTGCAACCCATGTAATACCTACAGCAGCTTTTTCTTCTTCTGTAGAAAGGTTAAGCCAGTTAGCTGGATATTGGTTACCATTAGCATCTGTAAAAGCTGTGCCTTCTGGAAGTCTGTTACCGTTTAATAAAAACATATTTTTTCCTTATCTTGCGTTAGAGTATTTAAATGGGTTTTCTGCAAAAGCCATGTATATATATGTTGCACCATTAGAATTAAATCCTGTATAAGATGAATTTCTCATTTTAAAACCATTTGATAATATATCCATAACTGGTGTATCATTTGTTTCAGCACCACTAGTATTTGGTCTTAAATCAAGTCCTGCAGCATTATATATATCTCTAGATGTATCTTCTATATACCAATCTTGTGTTGAACCAGTAGCTTTAATTAAAATAAATTTAGGTCTAAACCCTGTATATACAAAAGTTCCATCTGTAGAACCATTACCTGTATAAGAACCAAATTTACTAAACCCTGCTATTTCTGCAAAACAATAGGCTACATAAGTTGCAGCAGAACTATTAAATGAATTATCAGTTCCAATACTAAATACAGTTAAAGTAGGTGATGTATTATTTAAATATGTAGAAGATGTACCAAATGCTGCTGTTGTATTAATATTTAATACTCCAGTATTGCCTAATGAAGCATGATACACAGCCGAGTTATTTGTTAAACTTCTAGCTTTCCATATAATCATTTTAGGTGCAACACCTAAACCATGTCCTACTGTTGCATTAGCACCTGTTCCTGTATAAGTCACAATACTAAATCCAGCACTTGCATTTACAGATACAGTAGATGTAATAGAGCCATTAGTGTTAGATGATGATGAGCCTTGTCCAGCTTGCCATTGCCATGCTGCATAAGTAGCACTTGTATTGTTATATACTGTGCTTGCACCTACTGTAAATCCGTTAGCATTAAATGCAGTCATACCTGTTAAATCTGTTGTTTCTGCGGCTGTAGAATTTGATATAATTGCCTTAGTAGCACCACGAACAGAATCAGTTAATTTATTGTCTGTAGCAGCACTTCTTGACTTAATCCATACCAAGTCAGGTTTAAAAGATCCTGCATTAGTAATAGATTGACCAGTTAAATTACCTGTATATAGCGTTGCATCCATATACTTATTACCTTGAAGCAATGTAGGTGTAGGTAGGTTATATGTGTTTACAGATAAAAAGCCTGTAGGTGGTGTGTATGCAAATGGTTGTTGTCCAAAAGTAAAATTAACTGAATCTGTAGCTTGATTGCCGTTCCAATCAGCA